TAATAGAAAGGAATAAGATTATGGAAACAAAGAAAATTCACCCAGTAATACAAGAAGTATTACACCTAATGAAGCAGTTACAGGCTGAGATGATTAAGACCAAGAAGGCACCTATAAATGCGAAAGAACGCGTTAAGGGATTGGAATCATCTAAATTAGGAGCTAGTCAACCTCAAGATGTAGCAATGACTCCGCTAATGAAGCATGCACTTGAGCACTATGGTGACATCCCAAGGGATAAAGATGGCAAATACTCATCTGAATGGCGCTTGAAGACTGATAGCCCAGAGTCCAAAGCTGAGAAAGCAATCGTTGGAAACATGAAGCAATTGTTACTCCAATTTAATGGATCGAAAGATACATTCGATGAAAACATTCCCCTTGATTCTGTAGAGCATTATAATGTGCAATGTCATCAAAATATGAAGGACAACTTACGTGATATACAACCTGGTCAAGCTAAAGCCAGACAAGAAATGGCAAAACTGTATACAAAACCCACAAATAATACAGTCGACCAGATCATGAAAAAGTTAGAAACAGATCCAGTGTTTCAAAAGGCTGTCCTAGTGGTCTTAAACCAAATTCCAGAAGTGAGAGCTTCTTCTGAAATTCGTGAGATCAACCTACCATTCATGACTAAGCATTCGGGAGTCGGATTCCCCTACTGGCAGAATGACAGAACAATCGATGATGCGTCAGGACGTACATACGCAGAGATCACAATGAGTGATGCTGAGAAGATTAAAGATAATTATAATGAATGGTACAAATATAATGTTTCAACAATGTATGGCCGTAATCAACGCGGTAAAGGTAGATTATTAATAGCTGTATCAAGAATACTTAATTTAGTTTTAAATCAGCTAGAAGCGGAAGAAATCGAAGCATACAAATCTAAATCACCACTCTTCATAGGATATAGAGATGATGAAGAGCTAAAGAAAGCTTTAACTACAATATTAGAGGATTGTACCAAATTAGGTTTATTATGTGCAAATGAAGATTATTCAAGCTTTGACTCAACAGTTGGACAAGGCATGTTAGTATTGATCGGAGCGATGTCAATCTACAAAGCCAATGGATCTAGGTCCAAGAGAATAGCTTTTATGCGTACAATCTTTGCCACAGAGACCCAGTTAATGGATGGTTTAGATATGTCAGTCCTTGAGATACTTGGACGTGTATTCTCAGGCTTCATAGATACGAACAGAGGTGGTGGCCTTATTAATGCAGTGCAAATGACTTACCAATGTATGAAGCAGGACGATAGTTATACAGACCTTGTGTATAAACTAATATATTACATGCTTGTCATGGGTGATGACAATCTACATGTATACCGAAAGGGTAAGCTTGACCGCAAGAAGCTTGCAATTGGTATGAAACAAGACTTTGGAGGAATAATTAATGAGAAGAAGTTTGAATTTGGACCAACATTCTTACAATA